TGTTTGATGAGTTAGATGTAGATTTTATTCATGGTAAAGCTATTGAAATAACGCAGAAAACAGGGGTTGAACGTGTATGGACACCTTCTGTTATCCTCCCCACATTTGAGAATTTACTATTTAAAAATACTATTCACAGTGCCACATTGATGTACAAACGTGAAGTATTTGATAAAGTAGGTAAAATGGATGAAACTTTAAATACCGCAGAGGAATATGAATTTAATCTCAGGTGTTTAAAGGCTGGGTTAAAATTAGGTTATTGTTCGGCACCTTTGGCCTATTATAGGAGGCACCCAAAGCAAAAAGTAAGGGTGGTACCTACATCAGAAAGAATTAAGGAAAGAGAAATGGTTAAAAATAAATATAAATGAATACGAATAAATTTCACACTCCAATTTTTGTAACTGGAATTGAACGTTCTGGTATATCTATTGTTTCTCAAATACTTCAAATTTGTGGAGCTTGGACTGGAGAAATAACTGATAGATGGGAAAATAAACAATTAAAGCAGTTACTTAACAAGTATTATAATTCTATAGGATTAGATCCTAAAGGACAAAATCCTATTCCTGATACAAGCAAATTATTAATTCCTAATTCTTGGGTGCAAGATGTTGAGAATTGTATTTTTAGTGAGGGATATAAACATACTCAGACTTGGTTATTTAAAAGTGCAAGATTGTGTCAGACTTGGCCTATTTGGAATTATGCTTTTCCTTCAGCTCGCTGGATTATTGTTCGTAGAAGAACGGGGGACATTGTTCAATCCTGTATGAAAACAGACTTTATGAAAGCCTATGATACTGAAGAGGGTTGGAAAGATTGGGTACATAAGCATGAAAAATATTTTGTGGAAATGATTGAGGGTGGTGTTAATTGCAAAATAGTTTGGCCAGAGAGGATGGTACATGGTGATTACCATCAAATGTATGAGGCTATGGACTGGGTTGGTTTACCTTGGAATACAAAGGTATTAAGTGTGGTTGATCCACTACTTTGGAATAGTCGTAAAAAGGAGGGAAAATAATATGGCAAGAGTAACAGCAACTGAAGTAAAAGAAATATTAGACAATTGTGTGGTTGAAGATAGTGTTATTAAAACCATGATTGATGCTGGCACACTTGTAATAGATTCTGTATTCACTGATGATACAGATGTGGGTACAGATTTATTAAAAGAAATAGAAAGATGGTTTGTAGCACATATGGTGGCAAGTACATTACATCGTATGGGTAAAGAAGAGAAAGTGGGTGATGCCCAAATTGCTTATACAGGCAGTTGGGGGATGGGATTGGACTCTACACCTTATGGGCAGATGGTTAAACAGTTAGATATAACTGGTAAAATGTCAAAAGTGGGGAAACGTGGGGCAAGTATGTTTGCCATACCAAGTTTTGAATAATGGGAAATATAAATAATCTTTTAAGACGGGCTTGTAAACAAACGGCAGTTTACTGGGCAAATCCACAGGATGATGGGTATGGTAACAAAACATTTGATGATCCTGTTGAAATAAAATGTCGTTGGGAAGATATAAGACAAGTACTTGGTACGGTAGGGGAAAACACAACTACAGGTTATGACATTATTCCACGTGCTATTGTTTATCTTACACAAGATGTAGATGAAGAAGGTTTATTGTATTTAGGAACACTTGATGATCTTGATAGTACACAAGAGGACAACCCAATGACTATTGAAGGTATCTGTATTATAAAACGTCCAGCAAAAATACCTTCATTAGGATCTACAACGGACTTTTTATATAAAGCATTTTTAACGCCATGGCTCACATAGATATAAAAATAGGGGGTAATCTTAATTCAGATTTTGCTAACATTATGACAAATCTTAACAAGGAATTGTCAAAGGTAAAAGCAAAATCAGCCCGTGGCTTGGTTTTAGCAGCCTTACATATCCGTAATGCTACAGAAGCCTCTCCACCTGTAACACCTGTTGATTTAGGTAATCTTAGAGCCAGTTGGTTCATTGTAGCAAAGAAAGAGGGTGTTGTAAAAGGACAGTCCCCTCCTTTTGTTCCGGGTACAAAAAAGAAACCACGCCCTGCTGGTTTCTTATCAATGCTAAGGGAAGAACATGCCCAACTACTTTCAGAGTCTCAAGGAGAAGTTGCTGCCTCTCCAAAGATTATGGTAATATGTGGTTATAGCGCAAATTATACTGCTCCTGTACATGAAAAATTAGGAGCCAGATTTAAAAAACAGGGTGCTGGACCAAGATGGTTTCAAGAACATATAGAAAGAGAAACACCTAATATTTTAAAAATAGTGGAGGAAAATGCAAAGATAAAATGAATTTAACCTCGGAAGATATAAAAGATATGCTTGAGGCGGAGAGTGCCTTAGGATTGGTTGTTGGTACAAATCTATTCATAGGAAGAGAACCTGCTTTTCCAAATGATTGTGTGACAATACTTGATACATACAGTTCTCCACCTCAATTGACATTCGATAATGCCCCTTATTATTACACCACTGTAATGATAAAGGTACGGGGAACTGATTATCGTACCACAGGGGAATTGGCTCAAAGCATAATGGAGGCGTTACATGGCCGGGCAGGTGAAACATGGAATGCCACATTATATACCGTTATCAAAGCACAAGGGAGTCCTGCGTTACTTGATTGGGATGATAATGGTAGATGTAAATTTGTTATCAACTTTAATACGCAAAGGAGGTAAATTATGGCAAGTAGTGCTGTATCAGGTGTAGGAACCAAATTTCGTCGGTGGAATACTACTACAGGTGAGTGGGAAGACATCGCCGAAATTAACTCCATTGAAGGACCAGGAAAATCAAGGGATACAATTGATGTTACATCCTTAGATAGTACTGGTGGGTACAGGGAGTTTATCACTGGGTTTCGTAATCCAGGTACCGTTACTCTTACAATGAACTTCACCAGAGTCACTTATGATCTGATGAATGATGACTTTGAGAGTGATGTAGCTTCGAATTACGAAATAATCTTGCCTGACGCTGAAGAAACAACCTTGGAATTTGAGGGATTAGTAACTGAGTTACCACTCAGTATTCCTTCGGATGATAAGATTACGGCAAACGTAACGATACAGATCAGTGGGCAGGTAACTGTTAACTCAGGCTCGGCTGCGAGCGTTGTATAATTTGAAATTTATCCTAATCATGGATTTTTTATTAATCAATTTTAAAAATACTAATCATGGGAAATTTATTAAGTAGAGATCAACTTTTAAGTAAAGACAAACTTGAAATTGTAAAGGTTGAGTTTGAAGATGGTAATTACGTCTTCGTAAGGCAAATGACGGGGCATGAAAGAGATCGTTTTGAACAATCTATGCTACGTAAGAACAAGGATGCTAAAGGTAATATTATTAGTGTGGAAACAGTAATGGAAGATTTCCGTGCTAAGTTAGCTGTGATGACATTGTGTGATGAAGAGGGCAAATTACTTTTGGATCCTAAAGATACCATAACTTTAAGTAGAAATATCAGTGCTAAAAGGTTAGAACAGATTATTAACGTTGCACAAAAATTAAATGCAATAACAGAGGAGGATAAGGAGGGAATCGTAAAAAACTCCGTAGCCGTCCAGGACGGCAATTCCAATTCAGACTCTGTCGAGAATTAGGTATAGTACACCCAGATTACTTATTGAACTATTTAACGTCCTACCAATTAAGTGAATGGGAGGCAATGGATAAGTTAGATCCGATAGGTAGTTGGGTTGAAGAATACCGAGTGTCAAGATTAGAGGCTTTGTTCCTTAACGTGATGATAAGTGTTTATGGGAAGAAGGGAACCAAACCAGATGCCAACCCTGTAGATTTTATGCCAATATGGGATGAAGAATTACGGGAGAAGTTAACTAATGCTAAGAAACAGGATCCTGAGGATATGAAACAATTATTACTATCAATAGCAAGGGATCAAAATGCAAGAATGGTAAAGAAGGGAATTAAACCAAAGCCAAAGACAAAGTAGAATGGCAAATATAGGATCATTAACTATATCTTTACTGGTAGATACTAAAGGGTTACAGGATGCAGGAAATGCTATTCAAGTATTTTCTAAGCAGACTATAAGTAGGTACAACGCAATGGCACAAAGAATACGTACCGTTGGGTATCTTACAAGTGCCGTTATAACAGCACCTATGATAATGGCTGGGAAGGAGGCATTTAACATGGCAAAAGATTATGAATTTGCTATGCAAAAAATTGTAGGTCTTACTGGTATTG